TATTTAATAAATTGTTCCATACCAATAAAGCTTCACCCAAAAACACCCTATCCAGCACCATGTCATTTTTCTTCGGCAGTTCGATGGCTGGCCAAAATGTGACCGAACGCACCGCAATGCAGAATACAGCAGTTTATGCTTGTGTGCGAGTCTTGGCTGAAGGATTAGCTGAACTGCCACTCCACATTTATCAATACACCAGCGATGGTGGTAAACAGCGGGCAATTAACCACCCGCTTTATTTTTTGCTTCATGATGCGCCAAATCCAGAAATGACCAGTTTTATCTTTCGTGAAACCATGATGAACCATTTATTGCTGTGGGGTAATGCCTATGCACAAATCATTCGAAACGGTCAAGGCGAGATCACTGGGCTCTATCCTTTGATGCCTGATCGAATGGACGTTAACCGAGCGGCCAACGGTGAAATCTACTATACCTATACCCGCAACTACGATGATTACCAGGCAAAAAATAAATCGAAACAAGTAATTCTCTTGTCCGATGAAGTCCTTCATATCGCCGGATTGGGTTTTGATGGTTTGATTGGTTACAGTCCCATTGCTATGGCTAAGAATGCGATTGGATTATCCATGGCTGCCGAACAATACGGAGCCACTTTCTTCAAAAATGATGCCACGCCTGGTGGTGTTCTAGAGCACCCTAATGTAGTCAAAGACCCTGAACGGCTTCGGAAAAGTTGGCAGTCACAATTTTCGGGATCTAATAATCACAGCATTGCTGTCTTGGAAGAAGGAATGACTTTTCACCAGCTTTCCATTCCACCCGACCAAGCGCAATTTCTTGATACTCGAAAATTCCAACTCGACGAAATTGCCAGAATTTTTCGTGTACCACCGCATATGGTTGGTGACCTAGATCGTTCGACTTTCTCAAATATCGAGCAACAATCACTCGAATTTGTAAAGTACACCCTGAACCCTTGGTGTATTCGCTGGGAACAAGCTATGAATCAACAGCTACTTTCCGCTGATGATCAACGAAAGTTTTTCGTTAAATTCAATGTTGATGGACTACTACGTGGTGATTACGAAAGCCGGATGAATGGGTATGCCATTGGTCGACAAAATGGCTGGTTATCTGCTAATGACATTCGTGAGTTAGAGGATCTCAACCGTATCCCTGCTGATGAAGGTGGTGATCAGTACTTGGTTAACGGTAATATGCTACCACTTAACCAAGCCGGTAACTTCTATAGTTCTCAGCCATCTAAAGAAAGTGAGGAACCAAAAGAATGAAACGTTTCTGGAACTGGAAACAAAATGGTGATCAGCGGCAACTAGCTATCTCTGGGGTAATTGCTCCTGATAGCTGGGTGCATGACGATGTTTCACCACAGGTATTCCAAGACGAACTTAATGAAAGTCAGGATCCAATCGATCTCTGGCTGAACTCCCCTGGTGGTGATTGTACCGCTGCCAGTCAAATTTATACCATGCTGATGAATTACCCGAATGAAGTCAATGTCAAAATCTCAGGTATTGCGGCATCTGCTGCTTCGGTAATTGCGATGGCTGGAACTACTGTTTCAATGGCTCCTGCGGCTATGCTAATGATCCACAATCCACTGACTATTGTCGGCGGTCAAGAAAGAGATCTCGACCACGCTGCGCAAATGCTAGCTGAAACCAAGGAGTCGATCATCAATGCCTATGAGCTGAAAACCAACCTGCCCCGTGAAAAGATTTCAACAATGATGGATAACGAAACTTGGATGAACGTCAATAAAGCTATCGAATTAGGCTTTGCTGATGCCATGCTGGGTGACAATAAGAATGTCACAGATTGTTACTCGTATTCCGATAAGCAATCTGAATTGGTTCTATTGAATAAGCTAAAGCCACAAACAAAATCTAATATCTCTGTAAAGTCGCTGCAAAAGCGGCTTTCTTTGTTATCACACTAATTTAGGAGGAACTTATCAATGAACAAGATTACTGAATTACAAGAAAAGCGTGCCCGTATTTGGAAGCAAGCAAAGGATTTCCTGGATACTAAGCAAAAGGAATCAGATGTACTTTCAGCTGAAGACAATGCCCGCTATGAAAAGATGGAGCAAGAAGTTGTCGACCTCGGCAAGGAAATCGATCGCCGACACAAGCAAGCAGAAATTGAAGCAGAACTCAATCAGCCCACAACTAAAGCCCTTACTAATACCCCGACTGCTGGAGAATTACCAAAGAGTCAGGATGCTTATGCGCAGAACTTTTGGCAAATGATGCGTGGTCATGTGGTCGTTGATGCACTGAAAGAAGGTACGGATCCAGATGGTGGCTTCCTAGTGCCCGACGAATTTGAAAACCAACTTATCCAAAAGCTTCAAGAAGCAAATGTCCTACGAACCATCAGCCATGTCATCCAAACCAATAGCGGTGAACACAAAATTCCAGTAGTGGCCAGTGAAGGTACCGCAGCCTGGCTAGAAGAAGAAGCGGCCTACGCAGAGTCCAACACACAATTTAGTCAGGTGTCACTTGGCGCTCATAAATTAGGGACCCTGATCAAAGTGTCAGAAGAATTACTAAATGATTCGGCATTTGATTTGATGGCTTACCTATCTGATGAATTCGGTCGCAGGCTCGGTAACGCTGAAGAACAAGCCTTTTTAAACGGTACCGGTACTGGTCAACCTACTGGTATCTTGACCGATACTAATGGTGCTTCAGCTGGATCAACAGCTGCTAAGGCTGATTCATTAACTTTTGATGATTTAATCGATCTCTTCTATTCTTTGAAGACACCATACCGTCAAAATGCTGTCTTTTTGATGAACGATGACACTGTGAAGGCCATCCGCAAGATGAAGGATAAGAATGACCAGTACATTTGGCAACCTTCCGTTCAGGCGGGCCAACCAGACCGAATCCTCAATTGCCCGGTTTATACTAGTCCGTTCATGCCAACCATGGCCGCATCTAATAAGCCAGTGCTCTTTGGTGATTTCAATTACTATTGGATTGCTGATCGTCAAGGTCGAACCTTTAAACGACTTAATGAACTTTATGCTGTAACTGGTCAAGTTGGTTTTTTAGGCTCACAACGAGTTGACGGCAAAGTTATCCTACCAGAAGCAATTAAAACCTTGTCCATGGCTGCTAAATAGAAAGGATTGATGAAATGTGGCTGCTATTACTTTGGCCGAAGCAAAAGCCTACCTGAGGGTGGATAATACTGTTGAAGATGACCTAATTACGAAGTTAATCGGATCGGCAACAGCTACGGTCGAGAATGTGCTTCGCCAACCACTATCAGCGTTTGATCCTCTCCCTGATGATATTCATACCGCGATTCTCTATACCGTAGCTTACCTTTACGAATATCGGGAAACGGCTGATTTTGATGCCATGATCAAGTTTCTTCGGGCTATCTTGTCCCCTTACCGGAAGGAGGAATTTTAATGCAACAGCAAAATAAACGGGTCAGTAAGATTGCTGATATTGGTGAACTAGATCGCCGCATTACTCTAATGAAAAAGAAATATGTCGGCGAAAATCCTAATACCGGAATGTCGATGTACAAGGATGTTCGCTTAGGCGATGTGTGGGCAAAAGTTTCTGCCCTACACGGTCAGGAATACTACACAGCGGTCACGGTGAAATTGGAAAAACAACTGTCATTCATCATCCGATACCGTGATGATGTTGACGAAGAAACCAACATTTGGTTTGAAGGTCGTGGCTACAATATTGGCTTTATTGATGACGTCAAGTATAACCACGAGTATATGGAGATCAAGGCTGAATATTCGGGAGGAGTTGATAATCCGAATGAAGACAACTAGTTTAACGGTAATCAATTCATGCTTTGGTGCAATTGGGGCTTTCCTCGGCTGGTTCTTAGGCGGACTGGATGGTTTTCTATATGTTCTACTCATTTTCATGGTAGTGGACTATATCACCGGAGTGCTTTGTGCCATTAACGAACATAAACTCTCCAGTGAAATTGGCTTTCGTGGGCTTACGCGCAAAGTGCTAATTCTACTGTTGATTGGCATTGCACACTGCCTTGATATTTACCTATTAAAGAACGGTTCTGCTATCCGCACTGCTACTATTTTCTTCTACATTTCTAATGAAGGTATTTCGCTGTTAGAAA